CGGTGAACGCAATATCCTCTTCGCTCGTGCCGATAGACAGATACCCCGGCCCGCTGCCGCCGAGCGTTGTCTGTGTTATGGATTGCTCTGTCGCTCCAACCTTGGGAAACACGAGGTTTCCGTTCGTGCAACTAAGCGATGCAGTGACTTTGATTTCGTTTGCCATGTTTCAAACTCCTATACGTACACGCCGCCTGGCAGCGGATCAGGTAACCCAAGTGAGGCGAAATCGCGTTCCTTGTAGATCTTGAATTGGTTGTAGTAAGGCGTGGCGCCGTGCTGCATCAGGACACCGTCGGAATCCAGTAGCGCCGGCTTGCTGAGTGGCTGATCCTTGATCGTTATCTCCTCGTAACGCACTTCTGGATTGTTCGATGCCGCATTCACGAGCTGCCGATACCCTTCGTTCAGGATCTCGTGAGTCCAGCCAATCATGTCGCCGGCTTGATTCCGATCCCAGGAAATATGGAACTCCCATTCGTTCTCGACGTAGGCATAACCAGGACCGTAGAATCGAACCTGCCATCGCCATTGATTGAGTTTCACCTGTCGCGGCTGCAATCCCCAGATCGCATTGCTGTTCACGCTGTCGCTGTAATCGACCCACGTTTCCAGCGAGATCGTCGGCAGGTTCTTGCGTAGCGTGAGTATTTTTCGCGAGTCGTCGATTTCGATCGCCGGAACGAACGGCTCTTCCACGGTATTTTCCAGCGGTGTATTGTCTTTATCCTTCGTAACCGCCCGGCGGAATTGCGAGAATGTTCCACTCACTTCCCACGGTTCATCGGTCGGAGACTGCCGGCCATTGACTGGATCGGACGACGACGGCTGCCGCGTATTACGGCCGCCGCTTTTGCTATCCTTGGGCGTCTCGTGCGTGACCCTGACCATCCACTTTTTCATCGTCTGACCTAACGATGGAAAGCTGACGGAATAGCGTGTGCAGAATGCGTAATCGTCGAATGAGTTTTGCCACACATACGCTGATCCGTGCGCCGGGATGCCGGATGCCTGCAGGATCAAGCCAGGCCCGTCCGTGCGATCGTTGGTCAGCACCTCGTATACCGACGTGTACGTGCGATGGAACTGGTCATCCACTTCCAGCGTCGATTCAATCGGTCTGGCAGAACCAACGATGGCCATTAAAACGCTCCGACGTTATTGACTTCCAATGGTGGCTTCCTCGCCAGTTCGATCAATTTCTGCTTCATCACCTCGAATCGCTGCGAGTCGCTTTCCTGCCGGCGCCCCAGCGTTGCGGCAATGTCTTCCTGGCTGCCGCGTCCGATCGCCTGCAGCCGAAACTCGCCGGCGGATTTTGTCAGCGATCTCGCCTCTTTGTCCGCCAGTCTGTCAACGTCGGCATCAGTCAGTTCGCCCGTCACCACCAGATCCATCGCACGTGCCAGCCGGCCGGCCGCGACATCTTCCGCGGACATCAGCGATTGCTTGATCCGCTCCGCCTCGTCGATTCGCTCCTGCTTGAGTTTGGCGTCCTGTTCCGCTGCGTGCGTGATCGCTTCGCGGATGGCCTTTTCTTCTTTAAGCTGCTCGATCGCGTCGCGCTGCATGGAGATCAGGCTCCTCTGTATATCAGTCAATCCAGCCTGCTCGATCTTCATGTCCTCGACAGCTTCCCTACCACCGACCAACATTGTCTGCTGCTCTCGGTACTGCTCCATCAGCTTGTCAAATAGCTTAACCCGCTCATTCTCCGCCTTGAGCGCCTCCGCTTCCTCGATTTTGGCCATATTTTCGGCGGCCTGCTCGGGACTGGATGCCTTCATGCGGCGAATTGCCGCCTCGCTTCTGGCGTTCTTGATGTTCTGCTGCCGCAACTTTTCAAATTCCACAACCCTTTCGGTTATTGCCGGAAAGAGTGCCGCGATGAATTGTTGGATGCCTTGCGTGTTTTTGCTGATGTCAGCAACCGATTGAGCAAACGACTTCATCGCCGGCACGATCGTCAGGATAGCGTTATTTCCTATGCTCTCCATCATGGCGTTTATTGACTTCATCGCCTCATCAACTTCAGCGGCAACTGCCGCTTGATCTTCCGTAATGATCGCGCCGCTGTCCTCCGCTCGCTGGCGAAACTCGTCGAACCGCTCAATCAATAGCTTCAGTTCATTTCCCGACTTGCCGAAGATCTCTCGAATGACCGCTGCCCGCTCGGCATTGGTCGGGATCTCGGCAATCTCTTTCGCGATCCGCGCGAACATCTGGTCTGGCTTGAGTCCGATCAGTTCATTGGCGTCAAGATGCAATTTGCGGAATGCCGCCGCGGCCTCGCTCGCCGGATCGGTGGCCTGCCCGACCTTCGCCAGCATCTTTTCCAGGCCACCGGACACGGCAGCGAAGTCCTCGATGTCTGCGAACTTGGCGGCTGATTGCAGTTCCGACAAGCCACCGACCGTCAGCCCGAGGCGTTCCGCCGTATCCGCGACGTCGTCGATTGCTTTGCCACGCTCGATCAGGAACCGGATGCCGGCCTCGCCGGCCCGTTCCATCATGTGGAATGCGGCTGTGACAAGTCCGATCGCACCGGCCGCGGTCGTAAATGATGTGACGAGTGTCCCGATCCCTGGAAGCTGGCCGAGAAAATGCCGCAGATCCGGCTGCCTCGCCGCCGCCAGATCGTCCATGCGTTGCCGTATCCGCAGCAGGCCGGCGTCGTATTGCTGCTGGCTGATGGACCCGTTGCGGAACATCTCGCCGAGCCGGTCCTGCTTCTTCGCCAGTCGATCCATCGGCGATTCGAGGCTGGTAATGATCCTCATCGCCTCTTTGGCTTCCTTCGTCATCTTCTGGAAGCCTTGGTCGATCGCCTGCATGTCAGCGACAGCTTTGACCGCGAGAGTTTCTATCGTGCGTGCCATCGCTTGTTCGCTTATCTATTTAATCCCGGCGACATGTTTACAAAGCGCCTCTAATTCCGCGGCCGTCTGCTTTCGTGCTGTGTTTGCCGGCCGCTCGAATTTCATTCGCGGCATGTAGTGGTCCGCGTCCCTGAAATCCTGATCGTCAGCAGTGATTACCCCCTGGCGATGAAGGCACACGATAAGCGAATTGTGAATCGCCGCCGCAAGCCTCGCCATTCTCCAATTGTCGTCGCCCCATCCGTCGATAAGCGCGACCGCCTGCCATTTGTTGAGCGTATCCTCGTCGAGTGTGTCTACCATTTCCCGCACGCTGGAAAACCCGAGACGCTCGGCGATGCGCCATAGCCTCAATTCTCCCGCGTGCTTTCTGAGTTTTTTACTGCGTCCTCGATTGCCGTGAAGTCACCATCCGACAAGAACCCTGTCCAGTTTTTGGCGTGCTCGTACAGCACCGCCAGCATCGCCCCATCAATGCTGTCGAAATCGCTGCCGAGTGCATCCTCTTCGCTGAACAGCCGCGAGCCGTTGTCGTCGACGATCGTCCACGACAGCAGCAGGTATTGCAGCTTGTCGCCTCGCTTTCTGTTCAGCCGGCCGTCGGGATTCAGCAGCGATTGACGTAACTGCCGCATCTCCCCCGATGTCAGCGATTGCAGTCGAACCGAGCCTCCCATTGGGAGATTGACAATGCGATACCGTCGGTCAGACGGCCGCAAGAAATCCGCACGCGTAAGCAGTCCCATTCGTTGTCACTCCGTGTCCTCGTCGTCCGTGTTGTCGTAGTCGTCGTCATCGGCATCCTCAACCAGCGTCTCGGCTGGCGTGATACACACCTTCATGTCGCGGCCGGCCTTCTCCTTCACCTTCGCAACGATTTCATCCTGCAGCCCCTGCGGCAGTGCCGCCAGCTGCAGCGTCGAGTTGAACGGCGCACCATCATGCGTGCCGAGGTATCCGACGTGCAGGATGGCGTCGTTGTCGCGATTGATCGCCAACACATACACTTGCGGATGCGTCACCTCGTAGTCGCCCATCGGTGTCTGGACGATGCCTTTATGCTGCCGAAATTCGATGTCGATCTTTTCGATGTCGATAATCATGCACTTCCGGTCCTCGTCGATTACGTTGCAGCGGTCCAGGCCGGCGGTGTCGAGCCGTCCCACTTCCACTCGATCTCGCCGAGCTGCAGCTCGTTGGTTGCCAAGTCGGGATACTTCACCCGCATGATGATCCCCGTCCCAGCCAGCGTTGGGGCGGTTGATGCACTGCCGCCAGGAATCGGCAGCGTAATCGTGATCGTCTCGCTCGATCCGCCGGTCGGCAGTCCTTGCGTGCCTTGGAATAACACCGTCGCCACGGGATTCTCCCATTCGGCCAGATCGCCAACCATCGCGGTCTGCATGGTGGTCGTCGCCATGTACGTGGTTGAAACCGTCGGATACGATTTGCCACCCATTCTCAATGATCGCACTTTCCACGTTCCTGCTGTGGTCGCAAACGTGATCGATGCGCCATGCCCTGTATCCGGTACTGCTGTTGCGGCCATGCCTCAACTCCTATGATGTTGCCTCTGCGTGCCAAATGTCGTAAACGCGATGCGTCCAATAGCGATAGGCATCGCTCGCACTGTCCGTCCCATCCGTCCCAGTGTCCCGGTGCGACGAACAGAACACCTCCGTCACAAACGTAGAACCCATCGTCATCGTCTGTCCGCTCAATGCAATCCTTACTGCCTCGTCCAAATTGTTCGCCGATGTTCGTGTCGTGCCATACGTGATCGTGTGCAACACAGTCCTGCATATGCCGGACATTCCGCCGAGGTATTGGTCCGTCTCCCCGCCGGCTTCATAAAACACCAACGCCGGCAGCGACACCCCTTGCTTCAATTGTTCTGGGTAGCATCTGCACGATGTTCCTGTGCCGATCAAACTTGTGATGCTCGACTTCGTTTTCACCCACGTAATAAACTCATCCGCAAAATCAGCCATGCGTGACAGCCTTCGCTATCGCTCGCTCCACTGCGTCCGCGATCGTGTTGCTGATCTTATTAATCGAGTCGTCTGCCGCCGGCTTCATGAACGGGAATGGTCTGGTCGACCCGCTGACAATTCCGGTATGCACTTTGGTCGATCGTGCCGGACGCGCACCAGGCTTTGCGATTCGCGCCAGCGTACCGGTGCCTGGCTTTGCCAGCCGGTGGCCGTATTCCACGAGATGGCCATGTGCGCCTGCGGGATACTCTGGCCCAACCACCAAAACGAACCCATTGAACCGCGTCGAACTGTAAAACCGAACCACCTGGCCGATCGTATCAACCAGGTGCTTATTCCCCTGCCGCTGCCGGGACCGCGGGTTATACCCGGCATCGCCCGGTTTCCGTGCCAGTTCTTTCGCTCGCTTGGCGACGATCCGGCCGGCTTGGTTCATGGCGTTCTTGACGATCCCGCCGCGCAACCCGACCGAGATCGCATTCAGCTTGCGGAATAGATCGTCGAATCCAGCGATTTGTATTTTGACGCTGCTCATGCGGTCGGGATCTCCCGGCACAACAACTGCAACTTGCGTTTGCGCCCGTTGAAATCCATCGGCACGACGGCCGCAATGTTAAGTGTCCTGCCTCGCATAGTTCCGCCTGTGAGTGACAGTCGCATGCTCGGCAGGATGTCCGGTAAATACTGCATCTCCACGACGTGCGACAGCCCGGCCTCGAGCTGCCGGCCGCGGAATGTCTCGGAACCACTCACCACGGTCACGTCGCACGGCACCGCCTCATACTTGGCCGCATAAGTCGTGTAGTCCGGCGACGGATTGCCGTCTGCCGAATTGTCGGCCTGGATGTCGCAGCGATCGCGGAACATGCCGGCGGCCATCAGCAGACTCCCTCATAATTCCAAAACTCATCGCCGATTCGCGATTGCTGTAGCAATGCGTTCGCCGCGAATGGCACCTCGCTGGCACTGCTCCCGATGTTGACTTCCTCGCGATGATCGAACCAATGGCCGATCAGCAGCAACATCGCTGCCTTAATCCTGTCCGGCACCGAGGCCCGAGCCGCACCAGCAACGAACCGCACCACGATCGAATCCGGCTGATACCTGGCGGATGGCCAAGATTGGCCGTATGCCAACGATACGCGGCCGGGCTCACGCGACGTCTGCACTACATAGTTCGACGAGCTCCACGTCTGCTGCGTGCCATCGTCGTCGTAATACTTGACATGCGTAACTGATGCCAAAGGCGACTTCGGGAGCAGGATCATGCCGTTGTCGATCGGCCATTGATCCAGATAGAAATCCCACGTCTGCGTAACCAGTGCCCGGCCGGTGAATTCCTCCGCGTATTGCCTCGCCGTCTTAATCAGCCGCAGCAGGTGCTCGTCGTGCGCAGTGTCCTGCGTGGCAAGCTCGACCTGCTTCTTTGCTTCGCTGAGAAGCAAAGGCTCTTCCGTAGCGGCGGTGATAAGGGTGAGTCCATACACGGTTTAGTAGATCTCGACGGTCGTATTGCTAACAGCGGTTGACGCGGCAACGCTGGCATACACCAGCCCTCCGAGCCATCCCTTTACCGTCGCGTCTGTCGTACCGTCGGATTGCCGAAGGTCGCCAGTGTCTCCACGCAAATAAACGTCGGGTGATAATGTTCCTGGCATCGCATCCTACTCCTACGTTGCAACCGTAACGGTCTGAGTTTCTTCGGTCATGAGCGCCACATGGAACTTGCTTCCGCTGACACACGTCACGAGGACTGCACCACCCGCCTTTTCCGAGGACGTCGAAAGCGTAACGCTATTTGCGGCGACATCGTTAAATGTGATCAGCTCGCCGGCGTTGGCTGCCGCTACAGCAAAGTTCTGATCGGCGCACGACAAAAATAAGAAATCGTCGCCAGGCGTGCAATTCGCGGCCGCTGGCAGCGTGAATGTTACCGCACCACTGGCCCCCACGTTGCAGAATGTTTTGCCGGCGTCCGACGCGACAACCGTCAAGCTGGATGTGCTCGTGATCAACTCTCGCTGCCGCCCTGGACCTCGTAGACCTGCCATGTTCTATCTCCGTCGAAGTTGCGGACTGTGTTTCCGCATGGTCGTTTGTTGGGTTGCGTTGTCCTTCATCGTGGCCTCTGCCGCGTGTGTTGCCGGTGCCGGCAGAGGCTCAACCAACTCCGCCTGACGCGTGGCGATATACCGCTTCGCCACGGCATCAGGCAGATCGATCTCTTCGCCGTGATGATATTCACGGCCATACCACACCAAGCTGGTATCAAGCCTGACTCGCATCGCAATTACGCCTGCAGCAGAACCTTGAGTGCGTTGGCCTGGATCGTGTCGCCGTCCAATCGCTTGAACGCAATGAACGCTGTCTGATCGGTATCGCGATAGCGTTCTTCGAGCCGATAGAACCGGACCTGCGCCACGTCGCGGATGATGTACTTCTCGTACGCACCAAAAAGCACATGCTTCTTTGCGGTGACTGGCAGGTTCGACACCAGCGGCTCCATGTTTTGGTTGATCGTCACCGGGTAGCCGATCATGCGATCGGGAACACTTGCCGCAAGGCCCGGCATCCACAGGTACGCACCGTTGGAATCTTTCAGTTTGCGTGCGTACAGCAATGCAGTGTCGTGCATCATGTAGCCTGTGCTCGAAAGCGCACGGTAAGCCGGGTCCAGCGAATGCGCCAAACCGATCAATTCGTCCGCGGTAAATGCGGTCGCGGATGCAGTTGTTACGCCAGTTCCAGCACAAGTAACAACGCCTTTCGTGCGGCTGCTGCCGGTGCCGGTCGTGGTTTCGCTACCTTCGATGCGTCCGAGCCGTTCGCCAAGCAATGATGCAATCTCGGCACCGAGGTTGAACGCGGAATCCTCCAGCAACTCCTGCGAGACAAATACCGGCTTTGAGGAATACTTGAAGGCGTTGAATGTCGTGGCCGCGAACGTCGGATCAACCGAAGTTCCGATCGTTGTCGCTTCCGCAAGCAATGCACCTGAATTCGAGGTGTCGTCGACTGTCGGCCACGGCAACGCATTGCCGGTCGCGGTGCGGATGACACGGCACACCTGGCGGACGTTGCCGTAGGCCAGCATGCGGCGTTCCAGTTCGTACATGAAACCTTCGGGGATCGTTTCCATGCCGGCCCCGGATGTCGCAACGTCCAACCCCACGCGGATTTCGCGTTCGGTGTTGCGTCCGCCGCTCGCCCATGCCGGCCCGCCGTAGCGGAAATTCGCGGACAAGTCGATCTCCTTCGCCGCCGGATCGATGCCGACCTTGCGGCACGCGTCCCGATGCTCGGCACTCAGACCACGCCCCTCGCCGGTTCGCAACCATGCCTGCAACGCCAACGCCTTCGCGTCCTCGATGCTGGCCATCTGCCGCTCGGCATTCGCTTCCTGCCGCCGCTGGTGATCCAGGCCGACGCGTCCATCGTTGAGCGATTCCCGCGTATGCGACTCGATTTCCTCCAACCGCTTCTGGATAGCCTGGCCGGCCTT